TGTTATAACGCCTGTAGTTTGGCTATTTGCGGTAAAATTTGCACCTGTTGAAGAAAAAGTAAATGCGCCTGCAGAAATCGTAAGACCTGCAGCGGCTGTAATTAGACCAGTAGCAGCTATAGTATTTGCTAGAATACTCCATCTAGCAGTAGTGCTACCAAATGCTTGACCCGCTGTATTTGAAATAGGATACAAACCAGTAGCGTTGGCAATCATACCATTGGTGTATAAAGTATTTGAAACTACTGAATTGGCAGTAAGAGAATTTGCTGATATTACCCATAATGCAGAAGAATTACCAAGAAGAACAGTATTGCTTGCTGGATTAAATGAAGTACCAGAAATTACTAAGTTTCCAGATAAAGTTCTGCTATCAGTATTTTGGACATATGAAGCCGCAGCAACGCCACCAAGATAATTTGAATTATTGGAAGTCAATGTAGCTACGTTAGCAGATAACCCAGCAGTAGTTTGATAGTTGGCAAGATTAGCAACTAATTGAGCATTCGATACGACATTAGCTGCAGATACAGAACCAACGAAAGATGTATTATTTGAAGTTAGTGTAGCTACGTTAGCAGATAAACCAGCAGTAGTTTGATAGTTAGCTAAATTGTTAGTTAAATTTGTAGCAGTAACGTAATTGGCAAGATTAGCAATTAACTGTGCATTACTTACTACGTTAGCAGCTGGTAGACCACCAATATATAATGAATTATTAGCAGTACCATTAATCGTTGAATTAAATGTAATTGTGTTAGTAAATGTTTGGGTATTCGACCAAATATACTGTGCGGAAGTATTTACGCCAACAGCACCTAATGATTGCCATATTACTGCGCTTCCATTCGTTGATAGAACTTGACCATTAGTACCAGCTGAATTACTTGAGTCAAGGAAATAAGAATTAACAATAAGATTAGAAGCAAACGTAATGACATTTGTAAAGGTATATTGTTGTGATGTGTTTACACTACCTCCACCACCGCCATTAGCAACTATTGCGAAGTTACTGTTTAGATCATTAGCTGTAAGTGTTTGTCCTTGGATGAATATATGTAAATTTGCCATTAGCCTATAATTCCTCCAACAGTCCCAGAACCAAGAGCGATTGCATTACTTGGTGATTCTAGTGGAGCTAGAGTGTCGGCACTACCTGTTATTATTATAGCACCACAATAACATATACTACCTGTAACTGCAGTAACAGAATCTTCACAGTAAAAATTTCCAGAGCCATTAATAATAGGAGTAACGCCATGTCCTGGAATTGGGCAACTATGGAGATCTCCAGCACGTGCTACAAGAATACCGTCTACGTATGTTGTTGCTGCGGATGATATTACTACACCACCGTGATCGCTTATATCTCCGAGTCTTACTACATTAGACATATTAATCCTTATTCATTAATTTTAACAGTAGTGCCATGAATTGTAATACCATTAGGAGACATTACAATAATACTACTGCCAACTTTTAATGTTATTGAGGTAACACTTTGTATAAGCATATCATTTAAAGAATATAACCTAGCTTTACCGCTATCGATTTGTATATCCATATTTCCATTTTGAATATTTATACCACTATCACCACTACTTACTATTTCAGTTTTATTTCCTGTAATATGAATAACATGATCACCTGTTACGTTATCATGAACGCTACCGACACGATCTGATACATAATCGCCTTCAACCGTATTAAAAATATCACCACTAGAATGATGATATTTTGTGTCAGAAGTACCATCTATTTGATGACCGGAACCACCTTGATAATGATCTCCATTTACTTCTTTACTTACGCCACTATCATGATTTTGTCTAGAACCTCCACTAACTTTTACGTCATGATTTCCATCAACAGTTGTAACGTGACCATTGCCACTATACGCCCAAGTACCATTTGCAGTAGCTTCTACTTTAGATCCATCAGCCGAATGACCATGATAAGATCCTGAAGGTTGAATATGAAAAAACGATTCTTTTCCAGGAGTAATATTGTTTATTATTTGCCCACCACCACCATCCTGTGTCACATGCAAATATGGATATTCACCATCAAAATTAATTTTTGGGTGTTTAAGATTATATTCTGTAGGAACAGGAGTTGGAGCTTTAACAATAAATGTATTTCCACCAATAGTAACAGATTGTCCTGGTTTTGCACCTGCTGCTAAAGCAGCTGCATTTGGATCTTGAAAAGCCATATTATCCTCCTAATGAATCAAGTATAGATAATCCAGCTTCTAAACCAATACTGGACAAATCAATAAGCTGACTCGGATTTAACGATCCAAGACTCGGTGTATTCATTGCAAGAGCGGACATCATATTATTTTTCTTTTGTTGTAATAGTGCCTGACCTCTAGTATAAGAACCCAATGTATTTTCCATAGAACCGCCAAGAACTCCACCTGATATATTTTTACTAAATCCGCCGATTGCTCCACCCAACCCCTGACCTAATAACCCATTTGCTAAACCAGTTATAGAATTTAAATTAACCCCAAAACCAAGAACTTTTGTCAATCCATCAGCATTCATAACTGATAGTCCACCAACCATCAAACCAGTTAATGCAGCTGCCGATAAAGAACCAGAGTTCATATGTGGTAAAAATGAAGATGTTAAATTTAAAATAGAATTTCCTTGTACGTGATCTTGCGCAGAAGAATAATTCGGTTCATCATTTCTTAATGTGTAAATATAATCTTTATTTGGTCCTTGCCATTCAATATATCCAGGATATGGGTCATTGTCTATAGTATAATATTGTTGTATGTAAAGATTATAAGCAACAGCAACAATAAGGTTTAATGGAGGTATTGGCGTATTTTTTCCAATTCTATTAGATCTAGGCGGAACATATGCATTTGTTCTACCGCCATTTGATCTTGCAGTTTTTAAAAAAGAAAACAATCCAGCAGATAATGCAGCTGAAGAAATAGGATCTAAATTATTAAGAGCACCACCTAATAAAGCTCCACCAATAATACTAAGTGTTTTGTTAACTCCAAATAAAGCTCCAAGATTTCCTAACATTCCTCCGATAGAAGCTCCGAATAAATTTGTTTGCCCCAACGGGCTAGTTATATTAATGATGTTTTTAATATTAGAATAATTAGATACCATATTCGGTAATGATGAACTTCGACCATTAGGATCTACTGTTTTTATCATATCAAGAATATGACCACCTGGAGCTGTTGCTCCGATAGTTGGCGTTTTTGGCTGTTTAAAAGTTTTATCTAATTCTTTACGTATTTCAACGCCATCTTTATTCGTAAGTTTAGATGGGTCAGCTTTACCAGTATTAATATCAGTAATAGATAATCTCTCTTTATTTAAAATACTGAACGGATTAATAAATGGAGGAGGACTTTGATTTTGTGATGGAGCAGGAGCACTACCTGTAGTAGTATCAATTTTAGGAATTCCGTCTGTAGTAGAACCTTCAACGAAATCGCCAGCTTTACCGAACGAACCGAGTATAATTGGATATTGGTGATCGGAATCAGCCCAAAATCCTGCGACTTTAGATCCTTTTACTAAACCTAATGGTGTACTTCCAATTTTACCATAAGCAGCAGATGTAACTGGCTGCATTGGCATAGCCCACGGTAAATCTGTATCTGGAATATTACTTACGTCATCATGACGCCCAAATACGCGAATTTGAACACGACCAGATTGATCAGGGTCGTATACATTTACTACTGTAGCAATGAACCAAGAAAATGATTGACCAAGATCTCTTTCGGTCATACGCCAGACTCCATATTACCTTTTACACATTCGATAGAGCAAGTATATCTAGGACTTTCTCCAGCCAAACCAATATCATGATGTATTCTTGTTATAACAAAATTACCTGATAATAAAGGATCGTTATCTCTGGCGTTAGTAGTGCTTACTTTATTTGGAACATTAATATTTACAACTGATCCAGGAAGAAGTTTAAAATCGCCATAAACTCTCATTTTTAAACTATTTTGTAGTAGAGTAGAAACAAACGCTTGTAAATCTGCAGTATTATCGGGAATATGAGTGTTTGCTCTTTGTGAAACGTCAGCTGGAATAAGTGATTGTGGTGGAATTTTTGGTGTTAAATATTTTTTAGTAAATTCCGGAGAATTATATGAACCCGATCCGCCAGTAGAATATTTTGTAGAATCTGTAGTTATATCATTTGACACATAACTATGTGTTCTATATTCAAACTGAGTAACACGTCTTTTTCCTCCAAGATTAATACGATCTACTGTATTAAAATTTTGTGGAATCTCTAAAGCTAATATGTTATTTTCAGCTTTGTTGGAAACACTACTGTTAATAGAGTCAACTTGATTTAAAGTTTTTACAGAAGAACCTTTAAATAATTTTTCAAGTGTCACATACGAAAAACTTTGTTTTCCACCATCTCTAGTTTCGAAATAAAGATAAGTTGATGATTTATTTTGATCTGATATTGATCTTTTTCTAATAACATCAATTGCTTTAAATGGATCGTAATGAGGAATAACAATATTTTGTTTACCTTTTGTATCTTCAACTGTTATTGGTTTTGTACTCATTAAATAATTTTTATGAATATCTTTAACAGCATCTGATAACAACCCGTTAAAACTTTTTTGGACATAATTTGTTTTAGCGTGTAGAGCTTCTTCCGAAACACACTTTAAAGTATATGTTTTTGAATTTAAAGATTTTATAGTCATATTTGCATTTTCTAATTTATGCATCGCGAAATTATACGTAGTTGAAGTTCCATCTGGCATGTCTATTTCAATATCAATAGTTTCATCACCAACCATTTTAAGATTTCCAAGTTGATCATCGGTATCTAAAACAACAATATGTGCGATAATTCCAGGCTGAAATATACTTTCAAATATTGAAGCAGAAACGAATGAATGTGTTAAATCTAATGAACCTCTAGGAGAAGTCATCTTAAAATTATTAACACTAATATCACCTGGAGTAAAATTATCAGACATTCAATATCTTTGTAAATTGTTTAGAAAGAGGAAGAGCAATACCTTTATTAATAACTTTGATAGTTTTGTTTGCTTCGTTCAGTTCATTTTCATAATCATAAATTGTTACTGGATCCCAATATGTTGTTTCAATTGATGGAATATTATTCGCAACAGAAGCAACAGCTGTAAATGGAACTTTTGTTAAACTTGTATTACCAAATATATAACTATTACTTGTAATTATAACTGTGCTATTCGAATACAATGTTCCAGATACATTATTAATTAATATGTTAGTACTATTTGAAGTAACAACCTGTCCTTTACCAATATCATTAGAATCAAAATATATTGTTACAATTTCTCCTTCGATAAAATTGGGCGAGCCGTTTGCATAAACTCCATTTGCACTATAATTTATAATAGAATTTGTATTAATTGTCCAATCTACTGGTGTTCTTGTATAACCAATAATGTTACCCGAATTATCATAATTCTGTTGATAAAATTTATATAAACTCGGATTTAGTGAATTGTAAGCAGAAACACTAATAATATTTGTGTTTGTATACCAATTATTTCTATAAAATTGAATAGTGTTTTGTAATACAGCAATAGATTTGTTATATTTTGATTTTATATAGCTATTGAAATCTGCTTCAGAAAGATACCACTCGTAATATGGATCAATAATATTATTTGTAACATATAAAATCCAACTAATATATTGATCGGCATAATATTTATTAGCTAATTGGTCCGCTCTTTGACCTTGTGGTATATCATAAGAATAATATAAAG